TTTCTTGTTTATTGATGCTGATACTGAAATTGAACTATTAGAAAAGTTTGGAATAAAATCTATTCCAACCTACATACTTATTGAAGACGGTTTAGAGGTTGACAGAATGAATGGTGCAAAAACAAAAGATGAGTTTTTAAAGTTTGCGAGGGTATTGTGAACCTAAAAAGCCAAGCAATGGTAGAACATCTAATCATGCAAGGAGCCATTGAGATGGCTGGCATTGATGATAAAGGAGAAATGTTATACTCAATCACAGATAAACTTGAGTTGGTTAATCCAGAATTATATGCAGATCTTACAGAGCAATACAAGCACCACATGTTTCAGATGGTTAAGCAAGGACCAAAGGCTATGAACTGGAGACTCCGTGTCTGAAGAAGATAAGATGATTGAAGATTTGATTCTACAAGGTGCACTTCAGCCTGCTGGAATTGATATTGAAACTGGGGAGATGCTTTATAATTTTACAGACAAAATAAAAACTATAAATCCAGCATTACACGATGAGTTTTCAAAATACTTTTCAATAGAGACAATGGCTCTTTGGCAGCACGGATTTTTAGATATGGATGTAACTGATAAAAATCCTATGGTACGACTAACTCCAAAAGCACTAGATAAGTCAGAAGTATCTAAGTTGGATAAAAGTCATCAATATACTTTAAAAGAAATCATAAGAATCCTTTTAGATTCTTAGTGATATAATTATACTAGGAGGCAAACAATGAGTTATTTTCTTGGATCAATGTTTAGTTTCTTGGTCATATTTATTTTCTTAAAATTATCTAGTTATGACTCTTATAAGAAAAGTCCAATTAAACTAAGATACAGCCAGAGTCATATTTTTGAACTGGTTAAGCCAATACTTCCAGACGAGGCATTTCATAAGAAAAGAAAAGAAACTCAGACATCTAGGCACGAAAGAAAAACCAATGTCCGTGTTATTATTTTAGATCGTCAGGCTTACTTTGTAAGAGACAATCTGTTTTATGTAGCAGATATGGATGGGCATGATATTGATACTGAGTCAGCAAGACTAGTTGACACAATGAGTATGAATAAGGTACAATTAGATAAGATGCTTTTTATAATGGATCAATTAAAAGAGGGAGATTCAAATGATAGTAGCAGTACAGGGAACTAGTGGTTTTGATGACTACCAGGTCTTTCTTCGTGCTATGGGTGTATCAATGTCAGCATTAAAAAATGAAGATCCCTATTTTTACATTTATAGTGCAGGACCAAGTAACTTGAATATGATGGTTATGGAGTTTGTTAATCTATCTGAGCGAGGCATGAAGTCTCGTGGTAAGAAGATTAAGTTTTATAAAGTTGCACCATCTTGGGTTGAAGAAAATTTTAGTGATGTAAACTATTTTGCTTTTTTCTCAAATCCAAAAGAGCCAGTATCAAAACTGGTTAGCAGTGCCCAACTCAAAAATATTGAGACTGGGATTTTTAGGTACTAAGAAAAGGTTATAATGATTATAAAAGATTTAGCGCAAATGGAAAACATTGTGTCAAAAAATAAAACTATGTCCTGGGATGGCTGGACAGTAGTTAATTCTTTCCCTTCAGAAAAGGGCAGAACATCTAATACTGGTGCTTACATAAAAGGCAAGTGGTACATTCAAAGTCGTTTTGTTCCTTCAACTGTTGGGTGGGAGATTCCTGATAAGTTTGTGAGGTAGTTATGGCTAAGCATGATTGGAAAGAAAAAGGTTCTTGTTTAGACTATGACACAAACATCTTCTTTGATAAGTACGAAGACCAAGAAGAACTAAGGCCAGCAGTAGATAAACTTTGCTCGGAGTGTCCAGTAAATAAGATGTGCTTTGCAGTTGGAGTTTCCCAAAAAGAATGGGGAGTCTGGGGCGGCATATACTTAGAAAATGGATCAATATCAAGAGAGTTTAACAGACATAGAAATAAGGTACAATGGGCTAGTACATGGAAGTCATTGACTATGGAGGAAAATGAACAAGAACATATATAAGTGCTATACATGCTCAACATGCATATCTACTGAAACTCCAGAAGAGATTTTTATGTCATTTGACTGCCCGTTTGGTCACGGCGCATTGATTTGGATAGGATCGAGGATAGGTGATGTTAATGCTAAAAGAGCATGAAGCGTTTACAATGGTTCAGCATGGCTACTATGACATTGCAGAACTAAGAGACCATATACTTAAGTATTCTGACGAGTGGAAGATAGACACATCAAGACAAGAACTACACAAAATACATAAAGATACGGAAACATATATCTTACAGGACTTTGATTTAAATTGGGAAATCTCAGATGGTTATCACCCAGTTATACTTGCGGATGATTTAGTCTTTTGGAAGTATGTTAGTCCAATTGTAAAAGATATGGAAGTAAAGCATGATGGTAAAGCAGGAAGAGTTCTTCTTGTTAGACTTGTTGACGAAGGTGATATACCAGTCCATAGAGACTTTGGATCATACCTTGAGTTATCAAGAAGACACCACCTTCCTATAGTTACTAGCGAGAATGTTACATTTTCAGTTCAAAATCATTCAGTCAACATGAAAGAAGGAGAACTTTGGGAAATTAATAATGCCAAAGATCATTCAGTTAACAACTCTGGTCCAAGCCAAAGAATTCATCTAATATTTGACATAATTCCTAACAGATATATAGAGTTATAAATGTATACAGACTCAATGAAAAGAGCAGTCAGATCATTGGCAGGACCAAAAGGATTCTCTCTTACAATAGTAGACAACGATCATTTTTTATCAGTACGAGCATCTGAAAAAGATTTTATGTCTCTAACTGGAGAAGATAAAGTTTATGCAGTTGAGTACATGATTAGAGTTAAAAAAGCACTAGAGGACAACGGAGCAGTTGTTTTATTAGTAAGAGAGGGAGGAAAAGAAGATTGAGTAAAGTCGATTTAGAGAGATATAAAAAATTTGTTAATGTAGTTGGCAATTCAGAAGATAATATTAAAGAATTTGTAAACATATTGTCAGAAGAAGACCTTAAGACTTTGCAAGAATATTGCAAAGAGGCAAAATTTACTGAAGGATCCTCAGACCCAGATGACTTTTGGTATAACAGGGTCTGCAGTGATCTTCCAGAAAATATAAAAAATATGTTGCATTTTATTTTTAAAACTGGAAAAGAAAAGATTAACGAACATTATCCAATTAGGTGTGGAGATTATAATCCATCATTTATAAGTTTAACTGTTTGGAAACCCGCTATGTCAATGCATGCACATGTTGATGACTACCTATATAAAAACTATAATTATGCAGCAGTATTTTATATTAATGATGACTATGAAAATGGAGATATTAACTTTATTAACTTTGATAAAAAAATAAAACCAAAAGCAAATACCCTAATGATATTCCCTGGACACGATCAATATCTTCATGAAGTAAAAACAATTACTAGAAAACACAGATATACATCAGCACAATGGTATCAATTTGACTATGAGGAGAATGACTAATGTTGGACATTATAGGGTATAGTCTTGCAATAATTATATTCTTATTTCTTGCATTTAATAATATGAGACTTAAGATTAAGAATCTAGAACTTATAGAAAAAAATCTACAGGTTCACATTGATAAGGCAGTTATCTTTGATAAACTTAAGACTGAAATGGAAAAACCAGTTTTACAGAATGATGATTTTCTTTCATTTGTTTCTAAATCAAGAGACATGGCATTTGAATACATAGAGTCTGTGCAGGCTGGGATTGATAAATTTATTACTGATGTTGAGCCTGAAGTTATGTACTTTGATACTTACGGAGACCTAATGTCTGCTGAACCAAACTATAACTCGATGAAGAAGATTTCTGGGGCATACAAAGAACTAAAGCAGTTGCTACCAGAAGACTATGATAGAATAGAGTAATGATCGTCCTGAAGCACACAAGTAACCTTAACTTGTCTATATGTGAAGAAGAAATGTGTGAGGACGAAAGTACACAGGTTTGGGCAAGTTCTGAAAGCAGAATTGTCGACCTGTGTGATTTACATTATAGTCAAGCAAAAAAATATCCTATAGGAGGAATAAAATGAACGCACAAATTAAAGCAGCACTAGCATCATACGGAAGATCAGTACTTGGAGCAGCAACAGCAATGTATGCCTCTGGAGTTACAGATCCACAGACACTGGCATACTCACTACTTGGAGCACTTGTCCCAGTCATTTTGAGAGCAGCCAATCCTTCAGACACGGCATTTGGAAAGATGCCAGCAGTTGATGAGGTTGACAAAGCACTAAAGACTGCTAAGGTAGTTAAGAAGATCGCAAAGAAGGCTCCTGCAAAGAAGTCATCTGGCGGAGGTAAGGGCAATTCAGTAGCCCTTTAATTCTAAGTAGTTTAGCAGGTCACTTTAATTGGTGGCCTGCTTTTCTATATTGTTTTGGATAATCGGTACATACACCATAAGGCTTTGATTCTAACATTTTTATAACTTTAGATTTTTCTATGATCTCTGGTAAAACTATTATTGATTGTTCTCCTATTAATTTTCCAGGGTATGTCCAGAAATATCCACTGCTAGTAATAGTATAATCATCTGATTGATGCCAGAAGTAATTAAGACTATTAAAATTATCTTTGAAGTATTCTAAGGCCCCTAGGTTCTTACAGTGAAACCAACCATTAAGTCCTACAGAGGCTACTGACGGCTTATCAATGGCATACTGTGGTTTGTCATGACCAAGATATAGTTGTCCATCTATAGCCCAGATATCTATTTCTACATCAAAACCTAACTCAATTGCTGTTTGTATATATGAGTACTTATTTTCATTTTCTATATCTGGCCCATTGACATTCCCTCTGTGTGCTATTATTTTCATAATATTTTTTCCACTACAACTTTATCATTTTGTATACCAGGAATCTTTACGCAAATTACTTCGCAATCTGTTAAGAATTCTGGATCAGCAATTTCGTATGGATACAATATAAAAATATCACCAGCAACTAAAATTTTTCCGTGCATTCTCATTTCTCCAGAAATCATAAGATTTATCTCTGTTATTTTTTCCTGATAATGTAAAGGCCAGTGCTCTCCTTTTGTGTGAAACTTGTAACATACCTCACAGGCGTCTGTTTGAAAAGCAGCCTTTGCAAAATTACCTACAAACCAGCCACGATCAACATCTTCTATCCTTGATAGTTTCATAATACATCCTCATAACTTTTTAAGCACTCTATTATTCTTTCTACAGGAATTGCCTTTCCTTCATCGACTCGGGATGGTTTGATAGTTGGCAGTTTGTGTACAGTATTTGATGTTACCTCATTTGTTAAAATATCAAAAAACCACCAAAATTCTGTATGAATTTCTAAGAAAAAAATTGTTGTTCCTGGATTACAAAAAATTGTATTGTATGCACCAGTGCCATTTATAGTTACAACATGAGAAGCGCTTTGATACAACTTTGCCTGCTCTTCTATGTTAAGGCCTTCGTTTAAAACAATTTCATATCCAAGAGACTCAAGATAATCTTCAAGAAGTTTTGAGTTTTCAAGAACTCTCATTCGTTTATAGTAAGAACGAGATTTGTATTCATAAGTAGTATCAGCATAAGATCTAGATATGTATATTTTCCTTGTTGGACTTACTGGATTCTTCGGGCCAAACTTTTTTGCAACAGCCTTTGCCGCAAAAATCTGATATTTAAAATCTAGATCTTCATCTGAATGAATAGGGCTATTAGTTTCTATAATATCACGAATTGGGTTTATAAAAAGTCCAAATAGGCAGTATAAGTTTTCAATAGTTATATTATCTTTATCGTTTACAAATATACAGTCTGGGTAACTTTCTATTATATTATCTATCACTTTACTCATTGTTATAAAATCACCGCTTTTAAAGTCTTTAGTATTTGAAGAAAGTATTAAAAGTTGCAAGTCTGGAACATACTCTTTTAAAAATTCGTAGTGTCCAACAACATCTTGAAGAACATGCCCATACTGCCAGTTATCTATAGAATATATAAAAGAGTTTCCAATAATTTTCCTACCATCTCCTTCTAATTCTGAATTCAAAACAACATCAGATATATGATATATTTTTCTTTCATAACCTTCTACATCTATTTTTTTTATTTCTCCATACTCAACACTCATAAATCAAAGCCTTTCCAATCAATATCTACAAATCCTGTATCAGTAATAAGGCTTATGGCTATAGCCCTATCTGGATCAGACTCTTTTAGTTTATCATTAATAAGAATCCTTGTCCCGCTGGTAATTCCCATGAGAAGATAGTCCCAGCAAAAGCCAAGTTCGCTTAGGTGTTTCTCAGTTATATATCTAGCAGATTCTTTTCTTGCCGTTGTAAGAATAATTTTATGCCCTTTGGAATCCCACTCATTAAATTTAGTTATTACCCCATCAAGATCTATAGGCTGCTCTTTACCAATATGACTAAATCTGTGTGCGTGTTTTAATATTGTTCCGTCTATATCACAAAATATTGTTTTGGGTTTTTCTGTGTAAAATTCTTTAATCTTTGCTAAATAAATCTCAATGTCTTCAGGAGTTCCCAATGGAGTAAACATATTGTTTTTAATAGTGTATGGCATAATATATAATCCATCATTTATTAAGTAGTTGTATGTGTTTGAAATATAACATTCTTTTAAACCAAAACTTTTATATTCTTTTAAAAGTTTTTCTGCTGAACTGACAAAACTTTTTCCACTTTTCCAGTAATGAATTCCAACTAGTGCATTGCTACTAATTACATCTTTCTCTGCAAGCCTAATAATCCTATTTGATAGGATCTCAGCAAAACTGTGCTTGCTATCTGAAGAGTTAAACAATACAATCGCTCCATCTGCAGAGTTATTTCTTACAGAATCAATAAAGTCACTTGGTCCCCAGTTTAGCAATTGATCGCAGTTTGTTATTATAAGTTCTTCTTCATTATCTATATATTCTTTAGCATATAGGCATGCATCAGCGGCCCCATATTGCATTTTATTAATTTTTATTTCTACTGAATTTGGCTTTAATCTTTTTAATATAGAAGATAAGTTTTCATTATCTTTTGGGTCATCATATACTCTTGTTATAAAAATATAATTTCCATCTAATCCAAGAGAGTCTACTGAGTGCTCGATAAGTGTTTTTCCATTGACGACTATTAATGGCTTGGGAGTCTTTATTCCTGCATTTTGAAAGCGGGATCCAAGACCTGCCATAGGTATTACAATATTCATCAAAAGCCTTCCATTATATAACAATTATACACCATATAGGAAGATGTAGTATAATGTTAATATGCCTGTTGAAAAAATTGAAAAAATAGCCATAGAAGGCCAAAAAAAACCTTTATACAAGTTTATAAATTTACAGCCCCTGCTAGAAAAAGAAATAGCCCCAACTATGGTCAAAAGAATGTATGCAGAAACACATAGTGATAATGATAAAGAGTATGCAGAACTGTCATCTGCAGCATACTCAAAAAACATACACATAGATAAAGAAACCATTATATATGAAGATCCAGTTTATATTTTTGATGTAAGCCATTTTGCATACTTTCATCTTTTATACGACAAAATATTGCAATATGAGTTTATAAAAGAGTATGTACCAGATATAAAAATTGCTGTTGTATCATATTCTTTTGGCGCTAACTCATTAGTTGAAAGTCTTTATAGTGATATTTTTAATATTTATAAAATAGACTATAAGAAAGATATGATAGTTTTAAATAATAATCATAATGTTTTATTTAGACAAGCCTATAATTATATTTTTGAACATAACGAAATTTTAAAACCATTTAAGGAAAATATAGGTTCCTGGGATGCTTTTGAAAGTTGGAATGCACCAACTGAGTACAAAAACTTTGTCTTAGTTGCAAAAAAAAATCTTTTAAAAACTTTTGGATACTTGCTCAGTCATGAACAAAATAAAAAAATATTTGTTTCAAGAAGAATTGAAAATGAAAAACGAAGACATACAAATAAATTTTCAGAATCATCATATTATTACAACACAAGGTTTATTTCTTTAAAAGATGAACTTATGATTGAAGATTTTTTTAAATCAATCGGGTACGAAATAGTTTTCCCAGAAAATATGAGTTTCACAGATCAGGTAATTCTATATAGCAGAGCATCACATATTGCTGGACTTAAATCCTCTGGTTTTTGTAATATGATTTTTTCTAAGCCAGGCACAAAGGTAATATCTATTAATCTTGACAACGACTTTAGGTGTTGGTATGATGATCTGGCAGATTATTTTAATATAGAGTATACAGAAATACCAGGAATAAATGGTGAGCCAGGGACACATTACCAGCAAACAATTTTTCCAGAGTCTGTTCTTTATTTTGAGCCTGCGGACACCATAGAGTTGATTAAAAGCAGGTACTCTAACCTTATCAACTAGGAATATGATATAATGATTGTATGATTAAAGACGACTCAATGATGCCAACTCAAACTTATCAGGATAATAAGCAAGCACCTTGCTGGGATGGATATGTTCAAAGAGGAATGAAGCCAGGAGAAAACGGTGCGATGGTTCCTAACTGTGTCCCTGCTGCAAAAGCAGATGATCTATTTGAAGATGATGACTCAGTAGTTTATGAAACAGATTCAGTATCAAAGGCTGAAGGATATTCACCACCAGCAGGAGCAAGATCTGCTGCTCGTAGAGCAATTAAATTTAAAGAAGATGGTAAAGCAACTGGAGCAGGAACTCAAGTTGGTTGGACTCGTGCAGGGCAGTTAGCAAGAGGAGAATCTTTATCTCTTAGCACTGTTAAGAGAATGTACTCATACTTCTCACGCCACGAAGTAGATAAGAAGGGCAAGGACTGGGGAAACACAGCAAACCCTTCTAACGGGTACATCATGTGGTTAGCATGGGGTGGAGATGCAGGATTCTCTTGGTCGAGAGGAATTGTTAATCGTGAAAGAGATAAGGGTTTGTTTGCTGATTTTGGCAAGGACTACACAAATGTTAAAAGAGAAAAGCATTCGATATGATAATTGATAATAGTAGCCCAAACTACAGAATGAATACAGATTTTTTTACAAAAGATGAATTAGAAAATGTTATAAATTATTTAAATTCAAGAACAGAAGCCCAATGGGAACACGAGTTTAATACAAATTATGCAAAAGAAGAAGATGTTTCCGAAAGTGTCTGGATGTCTATGAAGGGTTGGAAAGGTATGTCAATTGATATACTTTCAGAACAAAAATTTGAAGAAACCATAGAAAAAGCAAAAAAAGATGTAGAAGATAGATTTAAAACAAAAGTAAAAGTTGAGCAATGTTTGCTAAATAGATGGAGAGTTGGAAGAGATCAACTTCCACACATTGATTATTTCTTAGACGATGAAGATAACGATCAAAAAGTAATTGAGCAATATGAAGGCAACAGCCCTGATTTTTTTGAAAACTTTAAAGAAAATTTTAAGACTAAAAATTATTCAACACTAATATACCTTAACGATGATTTTATTGGTGGAGAACTATACTTTCCCCAATACTCTGATCTAACAATAAAGCCAATAAAAAATTTGTCAATATGTTTTAAAGGAGACACTAAACATCTTCACGGAGTTAAAATGGTTGAAGAAGGAATCAGATACACAATTTCTATATTTTGGACGGAGCAATAATGCCAAAGAAAAAAGCAACAGCATTTAATTCAATGCAAATTAAAGATGGATGGATAGTAAGACTATACAAAGATGGAAGAATTAAGTCTAAAATAGAGCCTTATACACCAAAGCATACAAAAAAAGAATCAGAATAAATTATTCTGTTTTTCTCCAATGTATAAAAGACTTAACATACACAATTCCGTATGCAATTGCAGCAAATATAAACCCATACTGCTTAGTTGTTAGTGCGTAGATAATCCAAAGAAATTCATTAACACAAAGAACAAGACATCCCCAAATTGTTTTTCTGCCTACAAGGAATATACCAGATACCCCAATAGCAGCAAGAAGCCACGACCAATACTGATTCATTATTCTCCCTGGTCTACGCCATAGGTCATAAAGAAATAGCAAGCAAGGTATCCCAGAATAAAAGCGGGAACAAGCATAAGTACATGAATCATAAAGATCCTCCTAGTTAGTTATATCAAGTATAGCATTAGTCATTGATAAAATCAAGTTTATGCTTATCATTTAGAGTACCCCAAATAGGCATAGCATATCTTTTACCACTAAGTATTGGCTTTATTTCGTGCCAGTAGGTTGGATGAAATATTATTATGCTAAGTGCTTCAGGTTTATGTAAATATGAGAAGTCTTCTAATAGTAGTTCTCCTCCAGTAAAGTTATCATTTAAATATATTACTGCACTAAAATTAATCTCTTCCGCACCCGTATGATTGTCTACATGTCTTGGTAATTCATTTCCAATCCCATACATAGTTAGCCATTGTGCATAAAGCCCAATGCCTTCTGTGTTTTTAAAAAAAATCTTACATTCTTCGATAAATTTTTTAGCATATTTAATATATATATCTTTTACTTCTGCATGATCTTCTATTGCAAACCTTTCTGGCACTTGTGATTGGGCTTGTTGAGACTCCTCTGTTCTTAGGTATTCTGTGTATACAAACTTATCTTTATTTAGTTTGTTAGTCTCTATGTACTCTATTAACCTTGTTGCATCATCCTGATCCATAAAGTTTTTAATTATTTTTATATCCATTGGTTCTTTCATTTATTAAGTATATCATAGTGTAAGATATCTCGTATGCTATAATTGATGTATGCTTAGCCAAACAGAAATAGAAAGCCGCTTTGAAAAACTCGGCCAATCTGAAGAAAACATTATAGTAATTAATAATTTTTTATCAGAAGAAATTGTTGACATACTACATAATTTTATTAAAGAAAAGAATGAAAAGATTACCAACGACTTTTCATATCTAACTAAAAAAATGTTTAAAGATGAAAACTCCGAGGTTTTTAAAATATTTTCTGACCTAGAAAAAAAAATACCGAAGTACATTAACGAATACTTAAAAAAATTTAATATACAAGTAGAAGAAAAGCCTTTATTTAATATGACATTTGCTTCAAGAATTACAAATACAAAAATGGAAGAGCACTTTGACTATATGCCAGCAGAGGCCAGTAATGGAAATCCACTTGCACACATGACATCTTTGATTTATATAAACGATGACTATAATGGTGGGGAACTTTTTTTCCCAACCCAACACTTGACATATAAACCAGAATTGGGATCCCTAGTAATATTCCCAAGCAACTATCTTCACGGTGTTCTTGAGTGTTTTGGAAATTCTAGACATTCTGTTCTTGCTTGTTATACTTTTGTATAGAAAATGAGCAGTTTATAGACTACTGCTCAGGTCTATTGGCCACGAAGACTCAACTCCTGCCAACTCTCTTCTCATAAGAGCATCCGTTTCAAAAATCCCTAGGGATATGTGTTGCGGAATAGTATATATTATACTACTGAATTTCAATAGTCTTTGGCTTTTTCTCTTCTGGGATATGCTTTTCTAGAGTTACCTCTAATATCCCATTTGAGAATGATGCCGATTCAACTTCCATATACTCTGGCAAATTGAATACTGTT